AAAAGTTGATTTAAAAACAGCAATAACACCTGCTTATGCTACAATGGTAACAGTAGGAGCAACAGCAGGTGGGTATGTTAAAGGAGTAGAAGCAACTGCCTTTGCAAATTGGAATAAAGGAGTTAATGATAGATATAAAACCTCTTTAAAACCTGCTAATGCTACTACTACTGGTACTGCAAAAAAAGATAAAAAAAATGAAATTAGAGATGCTATTTTATCATTTCAAAAAACTTGGTTAACTAGTAAAAATAGTATGCTTACCCCATTAGGTATTGATGTTAGTTTAGATAATACTGGTATACCAATTACAAGTGCTACTCCACCTTCTAAATTAGTTAATATAAGTTATAGCCCTGAAATGATTGAAACTAATAAACAAATAGCTGATGAATATTTCAGAGCCTACCATGCTCAACAATCAGATGGCTCAAGTTTAGGATTTATTCCTTTTAATGTTTCTTTAAAAATGGATGGAATTTCAGGAATTAAAATATATAATGAAATTATTTTAAATACGAGATTTCTCCCTAGTAATTATGCTAGTAGTTTAAGTTTTGTAGTTACAGGTGTAGATCATCATTTAAAAAATAATGATTGGGAAACATCATTAAAAATGACTTTAATTCCAACTTCTAAAAAAAGTTATGATATACCTCCAAAACTTTCTTTTACAAAAAGAAATATTAATTTTATTCAACAAAATGTTGTTGTACCAAGTGCACCTGTTATTCTCCCCTCAGGAACATCTACAGTTCAAGGTGACCCAGGTGGAGTTTATTTACCTCCCCAATTAGCTAATGCATTTGATGGAACTAATTATGTAGATATAACAAAAACTATGAATAGTTCAAAAATTAAACAATTAGCAGATATGAACGGTGGTACTTATCCTTTAACTTTATATACTAAACCAGGAGATAGTTCTGGAACAATATATGGAAAAGTTATTAGAAAAGTTACGGGGTTTGGAGGAAGAAACCAATATGAAGCTAACCCAGCTTATGAAAATTATTTGGTTAGATGGGTATATGATAGTAATGGTCTTAAAATTTCAAAGAAAGTTAGTAAATTTTGGGCACCTACTTTAACTCAAATAGCTCAACACTTGGATAGTAAAGGAATGTGGAATTCCGCTCATATAAAATCATGGTCTCCTGGTTATCTTGTTAGAGATGTTACCCCATCTGGTGGAGTTGATTATGGTAGAATTTCAGGACATGCCTTTGCTATGGCTATTGATATAAATTCAGGAGTATACTCACTAGGTTCTTCAGGAGTAACAAAATATAATAATGATCTTGCAGCTGGAGTTAAAACAGCCTTAGTTCATGATGAAATAAATAAAAATTTCTGTTTAGTACAAGGAGGAGCAGAAAAGGTTTTTTGGGCAATTAGTTCAAGAGATGCTCATCATTTCGCAGTAGTAAAATTAATATAATTATGCCATATTATCCAAAATCTCAAATTAAAACAGGACTTTACACTAATGGTAAAGAGTATATATTGTCAACTACTAAAGAAGAATATGTAGGTAAATATTATGAATTATCTAATGGAAAAAAGTATACTTCTTCTAATATATTATTAGAGTTATTAGATATTCCTATTAATACCAATAGTATTGATCCACAAAACCCCCCACTTTCTGTATTTACAGAATATAATCCAAGATATTCTTCTACTAATTCTACTCAAAATAAATATCTCCCACAATTCAACACTCCTCTTCCTACAAAAGATAATTATACTAATGGAAATTTTACTAGATATTTTTGTAAAAAAACTAATGAACCAAAAATCTTAGAAATTACCCAAACTACATATAATAGATTAGTAGGTAAAAGTGAAGATATATTATGGTCATTATATGAACCTTTTAAAATTCCTTGGAGTATAACTCAAGATATTTCATTAAATTCTCAAACAAATCGTCAAAATGTTCAAAAAATAATTAATGAAAGAAAATTAGAAGGATTTGAAGAAGCTTTTCAAATTGCTTATACACAATATTCACCAATTTCTCCTCCTCAAGAAGATGATTCTTCTTCAACTTTTATACCTTCTCCTAGTGGAAATGTTATAGATACAAATAGTGGAGCTGGAAATTTAGATGATTCTCCATCTGGTTATTACTAAAATACTTGTTTTTTTAAATATTTTTTAGTATTTTTATCTTATGTATTGGCTTATAGAAAACCAAAATAAGATAGATCATCTTTGTAAAATTAAATACAAAGAAGCATATGTTGAAATAATTCCAACATCACCATTTTTACATCCTGTAGAGAATAACATATGTGCTATTTATATTAGACCTTTATCTTCTACAAAAGGATACATAATCCCAATAAATCATAGTGAAACAATAAATCTTGATATAGAAGAAGGAATAAAAGTACTAAATAGTATAGAAAACCTACATATAAGAGATAAAAAAGAATTCTTACACTACATAAAAGAAATACCATTTAACAGCTTACTACAACCACCCCCATCCCTTACTACGTATATACCAGAACTAACACCTGCTCACAACCACATTAATCAAAATAGTGGTGGACGTGCGCATACTAATCCATTAATCCCAATAGTTAAACACTATGAGGTATGTGAAGAAAACTATAGGAATTTTACATTCACAAAACCCAATCTGTTTTATAATAATAGAGCATCAATTATGTTTAATATGATAGAACAAGCGGGAATTAAAGTAGATAACACGTTATATCAACACCATTTTGATAAGGGCACCAATGATGGTTATGTGTATACACAATACAATTTTAACACAACAACAATGAGACCCTCTAATAGATATGGAGGTGTAAATTATTCGGCATTAGATAAAAAAAATGGAGAAAGAAAATGTTTTATACCGCGCAATGATTTATTTTACGAAATGGACATTAGCGCTTATCATCCTACTTTGCTTGCTAATTTACTACATTATAGTTTCGACTCCGATGATGTTCATGCTAGCTTCGCTGAAATGTATAAAGTGGATTATAAAAAAGCTAAAGAAATAACATTTAAACAAATTTATGGTGGTATATGGAAACAATACGAAGAATTAGAATTCTTTAAAAAAGTAAAAGTATATACAAATGAGTTATGGGATAAGTTTCAAAAAGAAGGATTTATAGAATGTCCGATATCTAAATATAAGTTTAGAAAAGATAAGTTAGATAATATGAATCCACAAAAACTTTTAAATTATTTACTACAAAACTTGGAAACCGCAAATAACGTTCTTATATTATGGGATATATTTAAGCTCTTACGAGGGAAAAAAACTAAACTTGTATTATATGTTTATGATTCATTTTTATTAGATTATGATGAAAGCGAAACAGAAATTTTAGAAGAAATAAAACAAGTATTTAAAAATAGAAATTTACAAACTAAAACTAAAACAGGTAAAAATTACGATTTTTCCACCCCAAATTATGTCTAATACTTTAAACACATTTTCTCATACGTATAATATATATGACTTTGATAGTGGTGTAGATTTTGCGTTGATGAATAATAGACTATTTTGTACTTTTACTACTTTAAATGAATTAGATAATCTAATTGAAGAATTATCTAGTCGTTATGTTATAATGTATAACAAAATGTTTGTTTTACATATTAAAAGTAATGATGAATATGTTGTAACTTACAATGTAGATCAAGCTAACATAAATAACATACCTGAAAGTACTATTTTAGTTCATAGAAAAAAAGAATCCAATACTTTATACACCATTAATGCTTTAAATGAGTTAATTAAAAAATTAAATGGTGGAGTAGTAGATACAAAATTTCCAATTAATTGGCACCATTATAAAAATTGTATCTTACTTACCCAGCATAATGAAATAAAGCAATTAAATACAAAAATCCATAAAATAATTGAACTATAGTTTGGATTACTGAAGAAAAGTTATTATATTACAACCGTTATTATTAAAAATTAAGTTATATGAATTTAGATGCTATCAAAAAGAAATTAGAATCAATGCAAACCACTACTAATACTGGTGGAAACAATTATCCTAAAAGTAGGAGATTTAAACCTTCTGTAGGGAAACAAACAATTAGAGTTGTACCTTTTAAATACAACAAAGACTATCCCTTTACCGAAATGAAGTTTTATTATGGTATTGGAAGTAGGAAAGTAATTGCTTCACCATTAAATTGGGGAGAAAAAGATCCTATTGCTGAATTTGCAAAGCAGTTAAGAGGAACAAATGATAAAGAAAATTGGCGTCTAGCTAAAAAATTAGATCCTAAAACACGTATTTTTGCTCCAGTAATTGTTAGGGGTGAAGAATCAGAGGGTGTTCAAATGTGGGAATTTGGTAAAAAGGTTTACGAGTCATTTTTAAACTTAGCTGCTGATGAAGAAGTTGGTGATTTTACTGATATTGTAAATGGTAGAGATATTAAATTAGTTACTACTGGGCCTGATACTAATGGTACTAAGTATAATTTGACTACTATAAATCCTTCTATGAAACAAACCCCATTATCATCTGATAAAGATTTTGTTGAAACATGGTTAGATGATCAACAAAATCCTAAAGAGACTTACAAACCTCTTCCATTTGATGATATTAAAGCAGCTCTTCAAGAATGGTTAGCCCCTGAAGAAGAAGAAGAAGGAGCTATTATATCTGAACCTGCTGAAGGTTTTGATGATGGAAAAGCCGAATCAAATTATAGTCTTTCTACTAAAAAGAAAGAAACTAAATCCGACAAGTTTGATGAGATGTTTGATCAAGCAGATGATTTACCATTTTAAATAAAGTTATATGCCAAGAAAAAGAAAATCACTGTCAGAAGCAGTAGATAAGGAATTAAAATCTAGTTTTAGTTTAAATAGTTTCAAAAATAAAAAAGGTTTAGCATCAAATGTTAAATTTAAAACCCAAGACTGGATACCCCTTTCACCAGCATTTCAAGAAGTGACATCTGTTCCTGGTATACCTTTAGGACATATTGTTTTACTTAGAGGCCACTCTGATACAGGAAAAACTACCGCGTTACTTGAAGCAGCAGTTGCTGCTCAAAAACGCGGTATATTACCTGTTTTTATTATTACAGAAATGAAATGGTCTTGGGAACATGCTAAAATGATGGGGTTTGAAGTTGATGAAATATTTGATAAAGAAACAGGTGAATTAGTTGATTATGAGGGGCAGTTTTTATATGTTGATAGAGAAACTATTAATACAATTGAAGATGTTGCTGCCTTTATTTTAGATTTAATGGATGAACAGAAAAAAGGTAGTTTACCATATGACTTAATGTTTTTATGGGATTCTATTGGATCAGTACCCTGTGAGATGTCTATAAAATCTAATAAAAATAATAATGAATGGAACGCAGGTGCTATGTCAACTCAATTCGGAAATAATGTTAATCAGCGTATTACATTATCTCGTAAAGAAAGTTCAAAATACACGAATACCTTAGTTTGTGTTAATAAAGTTTGGGCAGCTAAACCTGTTGTACCTATGGGGCAGCCTAAATTAATGAATAAAGGAGGATTTGCAATGTGGTTTGATGCTACTTTTGTAGTAACATTTGGTAATATTGCAGACTCGGGTACATCTAAACTAAAAGCTATTAAAGATGGCAAACAAGTAGAATTTGCTAAACGAACAAATCTCCAAATTGATAAAAACCATATTAATGGAATACAATCTAGAGGAAAAATTGTTATGACACCTCATGGATTTATTTTAGATAATGATAAAGATTTAAAAAATTATAAAGAATCACAAAAA